ATCTCGAGACGCAAACCGCAGCGTTGGGATGCATACCTAAAGCGGTGACTGCCAGGAAAGACTGGCAACAAAATTTATAATGGGGATATGGTGAAATTGGTAGACACGCTAGATTTAGGTTCTAGTGCCGCAAGGCGTGGGGGTTCAAGTCCCTCTATCCCTACCAAAATAAATGGGAAGGTTGGCAGAGCGGTTTAATGCACTGGTCTTGAAAACCAGCGAAGGTGAATAGCCTTCCGAGAGTTCGAATCTCTCACCTTCCGCCATATACGTAGCCTTCCAAATCTCTTAAATCATAAATACATAAGATGTCATTACATCCAAGAAGGTGCATTCAGCACTATTAGAAAGGATCATAATGCAAGTTCTTATTCCTGGCCTTGGGCGTTGGGATGACCCTTGTGATGATTGGACTCATTGGATTGGAAAATTTTGAAAAAAATGATTTAGGGGGGTTTAAAACCCATCTCCTAGTTCTTATATTAATAAGGTAACATTAACATAAGGAAACAAACATGGATCTTTGGAACTCCCCTACCCGCCTTGGCCAAATCGCTTTCGATGTTCTTCGCAACGAATTCCACCGGCCAATCGTAGAAGGTAAATGCAATCGAGAAAACGTCGAAGACAATATTCTCGAAGGCGTCTATCAAGGTAAGTTGGAAGCAATGAACCAAGCAGATGTTGCTTTCGTTTGTGATCTTATCGATGATCTTATCACAATGAGTAAAGGTAAGACCGTAAATTGAAGTCATATATAGTGTGTGATTAACTCTATAAAAGGACACACAACATGAGTGACGAAGAAAATGATCCAAAGGACATTCACGAAGAATTAGTAAAAAGCGGAGATAAAGTTGCAAAGCATTTTATCTACTATTATGCTTGGTTTTGGGGAGTAGTTAGCGTAGTTTATTTCTATGCTGTTACTTTCCTTGAAGTTGATCCGGCCGGAGAAAATTTTGCTAATATTATTTTAGGATTTTTACTTGGCACCGCGGTTTCGACAGTTATCAATTTTTTCTTTGGAAGTTCCAGCGAATAAATTAAAAAAGGCACTTCCTCCGGGGAGTGCTTTTTTGTGAGGATGTATTAAAATGAATATTGATAGGGCAGTAATTGAAATTAATGGGGGATGTAATTATACATGTCAAATGTGCCCACAAACTACTCCCGAGGGTAAAACAGGTGCTAGAGGTAAAAACTGGACCGGGATTATGCCGCTCGGGGAATTTAAAAGATATGTAGATCAATGTAAAGAAGCTGGATTAAACGTCGTTAACTTAGACGGTTCCGGTAAAGCCACGGTCTTAAAGAATTTACCAGAATATATTAAGGTTGTTTCTGACGCCGGCGCACAGTCCGTAATCTTTTCCAATGGTTATCGTATGAGCGGTAACTTCATGCAGGAGTGCGTTGATGCTGGATTAAACTTTTTCCGTTTTTCTATTATTGGATATGACTATGATACATATTCGAAATGGATGAACAGTAAAAACTTTTATCGCACTATTACTAATCTTCACGAAATGAAAAGGTATGTTACCAAAACAAAAGCAGATTGTACAGTAGCAACCTATCATCTAATCCTAAATAACAATGATATTGAATACGAAGTAGAACAATATCGAAAAATCGTAGAAAGCGCGAATGTAAAAACTGAAATTTGGAAAATGCACAATTGGAGTGGCGTTTATGATCCAAACTATGGTAGGACCGGTAAAAAGAAAACGTGCGGAAGACCATTCAGTCCGGATATTGTAATTCGCGCGGGAGGTCAAAATGGGGCAACAGGCGCTGTTCACCCTTGTTGTCAAGTACTCGGTCGCGACGATGAAGCGATCCTTGGTCACGGTTCCCTAAATACCCTCGAAGAAATCTGGTACGGAGAGGAATATAACAAATTACGTAAACAACACGAAATGGGTGACTTTCCCGATTTCTGTAAAGATTGTGACTTTTTAATCGACGATCCCGAAGTTCTAGTTTACACAAATTTTGGAAGAGAGAATCATAAAATGTACGGTACTAAATTTACTTTGGAGACCTATCGATGAAAATATTAATGGTATATCCTAACCTTCCGTTGATGATGAGCCCAGCAATCAGCGTGGGACTTTTCAATGCAATCAGTAAACGTAGGGGTGTTGAATATAGGGTATTTGAAACAACCGAGTACTCCAACGATTACTCAAATCGACATATTAAAATGTCTGAAATGGGTGGCAACCGAGGAAACGAAGGCGATAAAAGGGACGAAGAGTATTTTACGATTAAACCCGAAAGTCAGATCTTACCAGATTTTTTAGAATGTGTAGAAGAATATCAACCCGACGTTATTGTTATGTCGATGCAAGAGGATGTATTTTCACTGGGGGTAAAACTTCTAGCATCTATTGAAGATAAAAACATTCCACATTTGATTGGTGGGGTATTTCCTTCTCAAGCTCCTGATGTTGTGCTTGCTTCAAAGCATATTCAAAATATTGCAATGTATGAAGGCGAACACACTTTTGATAAGATGATTACAGCAGTTCAAAATGGTAAACCAATCTCAAGTGTCGACGGTGTTTGGTGGAAAGATGATGAAGGTAAAATCCATAAAAATAAACCAAATCCTCTTTGTAATATTGGCGATATTACACCGGACTTTAGTTGTTACGAAAACAAGCGTTGGCAAAGACCTATGGGAGGTAAACACTTTTATAGAGCTTTGAGTATGGAGACCTATAGAGGTTGTCCATACAAATGTACTTATTGTAATTCACCTTCTACTCGTGATATGGCCAAAACTTTTGACCTTGGTAATTTTATGAGAAGAAAAGATGCAGCGACTATTAAAAGAGACCTTGATTATTACATTGAACACATTGATCCGGATCTAGTACTATTTCTAGACGATAGCTTTTTGGCAAGACCTGCAAAAGAGATATTCGAATTCTGTGAAATGTGGAAAGAATACAAAATCCCATTTTGGTTTAATACCCGCATTGAAAACTGTAAAAAAGAATATCTCGATGCATTAAAAGAAGCAGGTGTTTATCGTATGGCTTTCGGCCTTGAATCGGGCAATGAAGAATACCGTAAAAACGTTTTAAAAAGACCTATTTCGAATAAGGTGTATGAAGAATATTTTGAAATCATTAATAATAGTGATATTCCATACAGCTTAAACGTAATCATCGGTATGCCATATGAAACCCGTGAAATGGTTATGGATACTGCAAGGCTTATTCGAACTGCCAGAGGCTATGATGGTTTAACGATTGCTATGTTCCAACCTTATCATGGTACTGAGCTTCGACGTATTGCAGAAGATTCAGGATTTATGGATAAATCTATTATTATGAATGGTGGGTTTCTAGATAGGTATTTCTTAAAGATGCCGGAACCATATCTTCAACCCGAAGACGTCTTTGCATTAAATAAGACTTTTGCTTTGTATGCTTATTATGATGAATCGCGTTGGGAAGAAATTCGCCGATCGGAAACAGATAAAGTCCTTCATGAAAAACTGATGAAAGAATATAAAGAACAGTTTTACATTGGTGATCGACAAGTTGGTGGACACACCCGCATAAGCCAAATCGGTTGTGTTAAACATGATGCAACCTCTAGTTATAAATTTGAACTAGTAAGCTCTTAAATAGCTAATATTAACTGAGGACGCGATAAAATGAAAGTTCCATATACTGAATATAAAAACAAATACGGAAAATACTGTGTCCCAGATAAGCATGAAAATCCAGCATCGAGAGCTATCAGATCTGGTAATATATTTGAACCCAATACCATAAAGTTTATTATAGAAAACGTAGAAGGGGATATGATTCACGCAGGAACTTATTTCGGCGACATGATCCCCGTTTTTGCTAAACATGCGAATAAGGTGTGGGCGTTCGAACCTTCGCCAATTAACTTTTACTGTGCGCAAAAAACTACTGAATTAAACGATGTAGAAAATATCGAATTACAAAATTTCGCTTTAAGTGATACTTTAGGGGAATCTTTACAATTTGTTATTAAACGTAATAATAAATTTCTAGGTGGTATGTCCCGAATCTTAAAGGCTGAAAAGTCTGATTCAATGGAAACGGTTCAAGTAAAAACTATAAGGATTGATGAGGTAATTCCTGATAGCTCGAATATATCAATTATACAATTAGACGTAGAAGGTCATGAATTTGAAGCATTGAAAGGCGGTGCTGAAACTATTAAAAGATGTCGACCTATAATTATATTTGAGGTAAACTCTGATACCCCTCATAATGAACTTAAATCATGGCTAAATGATTTGGGATATGAGTTTAAAATGCACGTTCATAAAAATGAGGTTTGGAAACCTATAAATAAATAATATTGATAATTGTAAGGAATTGATATGCCAGGACCATTATGGGAAAGCACTAGAGAATATCATCATGCGTGTGAGGAACACCCAGTAGGCGCCGCAATGGCATCTGGTAAACCTCCTATTGAATGGTATACTTCGTGGATTGCAACCCTTTTAATTTTACATCAAATTGTAGATAATTTTGTACCGGATGAAGCAAAAAGATCCGAACAGCTTTCACTTGATTTACAGGAACTCGAGCCTAAAGAAGTATGGGCACCGGGGGCAGCTATGCTGTTCCAAAGTCATTTCGATCAAGGTCTTCTCGATCAAGAAATAGTTGAAGGATTTGCATACGTACTGACTGGCGCCCATTTGATGGGCGGGGAAATTATGCGGAGAAGATTAGAAGGATATCCTACCTATCATTTGCAATGGGAGGATCGTAAAAAATCTATCGCATACCTACAAACGCTAAGAGAGCGAGAAGAATTAACAGAAGGCGCAGTTTTGTGCTTTGAAACTTTACTCAAATGTATGGATCAAATATGTCAGAAATATTCGATTTCGGATTTACAGCAGTAGATGAAGAAGAACTCGAGGTAGTCCAAGCTGCCAAAAGTAATGCAACCGCAGTGGCTACAACAGCAGAGGCGACCCAGGATAAGCTGGACCGCCTCTACAATAGTATTCAAGGTCTATTGACGAATCTAAAGAAAAATCCTGAAAAGGAATATATTCTTTGGCCCGATCGATTAACGAAAGTCGAAGCTTTCGAACAGCATTTACTGGATATATACCAATCCGAGTAAATCGTTAGTCTTTGCTTTCCATAATGGCAACAGCTTCATTGTATTCTTCTCTAGATACTACGCCTTCGGCAAGAAGTCTTTCGCGGTTAGCCATGTGCTGCGCTTGAACTTCTTCTTTTGATCCGCCGAAGTAAGGAACACAATGACCTTCTTCAATCATGATTTCTGTAACCAAACGGCCATCAGCTGCACGGAAGTCACCAAGAATACGTCCGAACTTACCTTTCATATCTTCACCTGATTTATCTTCAGTTGTGATAAGCTTAGCACCTTTTTTAAGTAATTCGTAAAGACGATTTTTAGCAGCAAGACCGAATAGCTTTTCGACTTTGTCAGATGTACGGGATTCAGGAGTATCGATACCCATGATACGTACTCGTTCATCTTTTAGTTGAATTTTAAATCCTAGATCAATGTCTACGTCGACGGTATCACCATCAACAATTTTAACTACGTGCACGTCATATTCATTTGTATTAGGCGTTGTCATCTTTTTTCTTTCCTTTTAAAGCGTCAGCCCCAAAAAACGCAGAAACTAAAACTGCGATTGATGCGAAATAAGTTGGTGCAATATCTGCGATTAATTGTGCTGCCGTGTCAAGTCCGAAGAAAGACGTTGCAAAAATTCCTATCGGATATAATAATAATCCAAACAGTGCAAACCATGCCATTTTACGAATCGCGTCACGTTGAGCGTCTTCGTCTTCCATTTCTAGCATCATTTTTTGCATGCGAAGTTCTTCTTCGGTGACTACTCCATCACCGTTGTGGTCAGCCTTTTTAATATCATATTTTGATTCTGTTTGGCCTGTTGCCATTTGATTTCCTTTCTATTATTCTATAAAATATACGTAAAATAATATTAGAAATCAAATCACTTCGGATTATTTATACCTCGAGGGGTTTACGAACGGGTAAGAGTAATATATAATTATATCATATTTAATACATCGGAGAATAAGTGAATGTCAGACAATCTTTTCAAAATGAATGCTTTCCAACCTAATATGGAAACCATTATGAGGTCTTCGACAAAAGAGCTTGAAAATGTACTTGGCGATCCAGGTAAATTGAAAAAAGTCATTAATGAAATTAAGACCCAAGACGTTTGGGTCGAACTGATAGATGAACTTGTAGCCACACGAATTAAGGAAGATCTAGATTTGTTTTTGGACCAGAAAGAAGAACTTGAAGCCAAAGAAGAAGCTTTGACCGCTGCTGATAAAGGTGATCTAGAGCAGGCACGAGAAATCATTCCTATTCTATCGAACGCCTATGCGTACTTTAAACAGGTACCAGAGCCCCAAGAGCGTTATCATGAATACATTTCTCGCATGTTCAAAGAAACTCGATAATGTTTACGAATGAATTCGAATTCGAATCAACCGTTACTACTGTTCTCGATGAAACCGATGAATTTGAAGACGTACAGCTCATCATCGATGATTTTTCTGTTACCGTCCGGCAGTTCAACGAACCGAGCCAAACATACGATCTAATCTGTATGAGTCATAAGCAATTCGGCGAACTGCTCGAAGCTTTGAAACTCCCCGAAGGCGCCTATAGAATTTTTTTCAAAAAAATGGAAAAAAATTAGGGGGAGGGGGTTTAAATCCTCATATTTGCCATTATATTGATAAGGTAACAAAGGAGATACCTAATGGCTAAGTTCGCAATCCACCAGATCAAGATCACCGACGGCGAAATCGCCCTGATCAACTCGACCGGTGACTTCAACGCCGTTCCTAAGAAAAAAGTTCAGCTGGATATGCAGTTCGACTTCGGCGGTGATAAGATTGGCGGTTTGGCTTACGATGCAATGGAAGCTGGCTACTACACTCACGTAGCAAACATCGAAGCTAACGATCTGAACGACGTTTTCAACATTGGCAACATTGGGCCCGAACAAAACATCGAGCGTCTTGCTGCTATGCATTCCCTTTCGGTTGGTGATATTATCATCGACGAAGAAGGTCAATGCAACGTAGTTGCTTCGAGCGGTTTCGTAGCTTTCAGCTTCCGTCCCCAACTGGCAGCATAAGGAGATTATAGTGAAAAAACGCAATGACTTCACTTATCGTGAATACGAACGTAAGGGTGTGACACTTTGGGGAGTTTACGTAGGACGTAAAATACTTCACACTTGTTGTCGTACCGAAGAAGAAGCAAAGGCAACTGTTGATCTGTTGAATCACGATCCTTACTTCTTCGAACGTCAAGACTGGAAACACTACATAGCTCAAAGGGGTTAATAATGACTGTAGTTACTACTTACGAAGCCCGCATGGCACTTATCGCATCTCTTGCACCGAAGTACAATTCCCGTACAAAGATGCGGAAGGCAGTAAAAGAATCGTCCAAACGAGCGCGTAAGACAGCGCGTACGACGGTTAAAAGGGATTTCATGGATATTCCTAAAGAAACTAACATTTATGCTTATACGGACGCTCCTAAGTACGCTAAGGAGTACTATGGCGAAACGCTTTATCACACCACTAAATTCGACAACGATTGGGATTAATATTATGGATGAACTTGCAATTGCCCGCCAGCTGAAAGAAGTCAAAGAAATAATCGAAGCTATCGATCGACGTCTAAGTCTTTTGGAACTAAAGGTTACGGATCATCAAGCAAACATCGATGGTTTCACTGATGAAGTAGAAAGCCTTTGGAAGGAGGTAGTTTGATATGGTAAATAAACAAGAAATAAATGCAATGCTTCGCGAGAGCGTGCGTACGGTCACGTTTACGAAAGCAGATGGTAGTGAGCGTGTTATGAAATGCACACTTGCTGATTCGTATCTTCCTGACCAATTGGACGTGGAAGAATATATCAGTCGTAAAAAGAATGATGACGTATGTGCTGTTTGGGATATCGAAGCAAACGGCTGGCGGTCATTCCGTATCGATTCAATCAAGGACATTAGCTAATATGCTTGATCCCATCCTATTGACCATACTGGTATCTCTCGGTATTTTCATTATGGGTATTATTTTCGGAAAAATGTACTTCTGGAAAACCGATAAGATAATCGAATCCACCATCGATTATCTGATTAAAAATGGTTACCTCCGATGGAAGTACAACGACGAAGGCGAAATCGATATTATCAAATTGGACGAGAATGATGGCTAAAGAACCCGTAGCAAAAAAACCCCGCAAACGTCGTAAGCCTATGACTCCTGAGCAAAAGGCCAAAGCCGTTAAAGCTCTCGAAAAAGCCCGTGCTAAGCGTGCTGCTTCAAATCCACCTCAATACAAAAGTCTCGATCCTGAGGTCGTTGCTCTTCCTGACGAAAATCTATTCAGTCGTAAAAACGTAATGGATTGGATTAAGCGACAAAAGGAAGAAGTTTCTTTTCAACGGAAACAGGTTAAAATGGGTGTAAAAGGCGCTGAAGGTAAACTGGCAAATGCTCAAGCTTATATCCGCGAGTTAGACTATTACCTGAAGGGTGGTATTTATGTTTCTGGGTTTTACGGACCAGAAGGAAAATCTTTGGTCAAATGGACTTGTGTGGTACCTTCATATAAAAACGGTGAACTAAATAAAGCGTACGGCGTCGACTACAGTAGAGTATAAATATGATTGAACAAAAATTTATGAACCGTGCTACCTTTACCAAAATGGTTGAAGAAGCTGTTTTTAAGAAAAAAATGTCTTACATCGATGCCGTAGTGCATGTGTGTGAGCACCAAGGAATTGAACCTGAGGATTCGAAGAAGTTTATTTCTCCGGTCATCAAGGATAAGCTCGAAGGGGAAGCAATTAGCCTAAACTTTTTGCCTCGACAAAATACTTTGATCTTCGAGTAATTTTATTATGTACAAACACTAAAATATACGATACAATACAAATCTATATACCAATATACGGAGAATACAATGTCATTCGCAGATCTTAAAAAACGTCGTCAATCGTCTATCTCGAAACTTACTGCAGCTGCTGAAGCTGTTGGTGGTGATAAGAAAAATTATGACGACGATCGCATTTGGAAATTCCAGCGCGATAAACAAGGCAACGGTTATGCCGTACTACGTTTCCTTCCTGCTGCTGAAGGAAATGAACTTCCATGGAACCGCTACTGGGACCATGGCTTCCAAGGGCCAACCGGTCAATGGTACATCGAAAACTCTCTTACATCTATCGGTCAGTATGATCCAGTCGGCTAGCTAAATGGTCGTCTATGGAATTCTGGCATCGAATCTGATAAAGAGAAA